ATCGAAGGGGGGCAGGCGCAGGGGCTGCTGGAGGAGCCACAGGATGATCAGGGGCTCTGATGGCTACGACTACGAAGACCTCGCCGCGCTCCTCCTCCGTAAAAAAGCGGACACAGCGCGGAACGACCAAATCTCGCGCCTCCACTGGTGGTCAACCATCAACCAAGAAGCGCCCCGGACGACCGAAGAAATCGCAGCCCTTGTCGACTCCCTCTGCGTTACCGCAGGCTCAGGCCGCAGATCCCAAGGCCATAGCAGAGATGGCTCAGCGGGTGCTGGCCAAGCGCCGGCTTCTGCCGTTTGTGAAGCGCCTGAACCCGAACTACCTGGCCGGATGGGTCCATGAAGACATCTGCCGGCGCCTGGAGAGGTTCAGTGAGGACGTCGAGAAGGGCCTGTCGCCCCGCCTGATGATCCTGATGCCGCCACGGAGCGGGAAGAGTGAGCTGGCCAGCCGGATGTTCCCGGCGTGGCACCTGGGGCGGCACCCGGACCACGAAGTGATCTCCTGCGGCTACAACGTGTCGCTGGCGATGACGTTCAGCCGGAAGGTGAAGGAAGCCCTGGAGAGTCCGGACTACCAGAGTGTCTTCGAGACCCGGCTGCACCCGGACTTTCGGTCGAATGAGGAGTGGGCTATCGCCGGGCACCGGGGCGGGTACGTTGCTGCCGGTGTGGGCGGTGGTATCACGGGCCGCGGCTGTCACATCCTGATCATCGACGACCCGATCAAGAATGCCGAGGAGGCGGACAGTGCGGAGACGCGCGAGAAGCTCTGGGATTGGTACGGCTCGACGGCGTACACCCGTCTGGCTCCCGGCGGCGGGGTGCTGGTGATCCAGACGCACTGGCATGACGACGACCTGGCCGGGCGCCTGAAGCAGGCGATGGCGGCGGACGAGGACGCGGATCAGTTCGTGGTCGTGAAGTACCCGGCCATCGCGGAGTCGGACGAGTACCTGGACGAGGACACGGACCTGATCGTCTACGACGAGGCGCCGGAGAACGGGCGGCTGCTGCGCCAGAAGGGCGAGGCGCTGCACCCGGACCGGTACGACCTGCAGAAGCTGAACCGAATCAAGAAGACCTTGCCGAACAGGTTCTGGGCGGCGCTGTACCAGCAGAACCCGGTGCCCGATGACGGGGCGTTCTTCACGAAGGATCAGTTCCGGCGCGCGACGCCGCCGAATACGCTGCGCAGTAACGTGTTCGTGGCGTTCGACTTTGCGATCAGTGAGAAGAAGCAGAACGACTACACGGTCGGTGTGGTCGGGCTGCAGGACGAGGACGACGTGCTGCACGTCGTGGACCTCGTGCGGTTCAAGTCGGGCGACGGGCTGTATATCGTCGAATCGATCTTGAATCTTTGCAAGAAATGGTATAGTCCGAGCCTGATGCTGGGGTGTGAAGACGGTCAGATCTACCGCGCACTCGAGTCGCTTCTCAAGAAGCGCATGCGCGAGCGGCAGTTCTACCCGCCGATCACCCTGCTGAAACCCATCACCGACAAGCTGGCCCGGGCAAGACCCTTGCAGGGGCGGATGCAGCAGGGGATGGTGAGCTTCCATGACTCCGCGGAGTGGTACGACACCGCCCGCGCCGAGATGCTCCGGTTTCCGGCCGGGGTCCACGACGATCAGGTGGACGCGCTGGCCTGGATGGCGACGATGGCGGTCGGCCGAGAGGCCCCGCGTAGGCGGCAGACGGAGGCTACAAAGTCATGGCGAGACAAGTTGAAGGGCCTGGGCGGACAAGTGAGCCACATGGCGGCATGAACCCCGTCGCCGAGCTCGTCGTCCGGTCGTTTGCGGTCCGTACGTTCTCCCACCTCGCGCATCTGCGCTCGCGGTCGTACTCGGAGCACGTAGCCCTCGGAAGTTTCTACGACGACCTGATCCCAGCCGTCGATGAGTTTGTCGAGATTCACCAGGCCCAGGGCCTGATCGAAGACTACCCACCCGCGCAGGCCACTGATCTCACAACCCCGCCGGCCGATGCGCTGGCTGAATACCACGACTGGCTCAAGGACAACTATGCCGCGTGCTGCGGAGGCGATCCGGCCCTGGAGAACATCATGGACGGGCTGATCGGCCTCACCGCGCGAACGATCTACAAGCTGAAGTTCCTGAAATGAGTCACTATGCCCATTGACACCAAGATCGCGATGAAGCAATGGACGCGGTACGCATGGTGCCGCGACAACGGGCATGCCCAGTACGTCCAGAAGGCCGACAAGTGTGATGCTTTCTTCCGGGGCGACCAGTGGGACAAGAACGACAAGGCGAAACTCGACCTCGCCCGCCGCCCGGCCCTGACGATCAACAAGATTCTGTCCACCGTGAGCAACGTGATGGGCGAGCAGATCTACAACCGCGCCGAGACGGCGTTCCGGCCACGATCCGGCGCGCCCGCCGAGACTGCTGAAGTCCTCACGAAGGTGTTCAAGCAGATCAGTGACAACAACCAGCTGGATTGGAAGCGCAGCGACATGTTCGCCGACGGGATCATCACGAGCCGGGGCTATCTGGACGTGCGGATCGACTACAACGACAGCATGGGCGGCGAGGTGCGCATCGAGGGCCTGAACCCGAAGAACGTGATCCCTGACCCGGACGCCGAGGACATGGATCCGGACACCTGGAGCGAGGTGTTCACGACGAAGTGGGTTACCGCCGACGACATCGCGGTCCTGTACTCAAAGGAAGACGCTGAAATCCTGCGCAACCGGGAACAGAGCTTCTTCCCCTATGGTTACGACAGTATCCAGAGCCACCGCGACCGGTTCGGCGACCGGTTCAACCCGATGTACATGGGCGACTACGATCACAGCAACGTGCTGCGGAACATCCGGATCATCGAGCGCCAGTACCGGGTGCTGGACAAGCAGAAGCACTTCGTCAGTCAGGACGGCGACACCCGGCCCGTCCCGGTGGACTTTGACCGGAACAAGATCGCGTTCTTCACGGAGCGCTACGGGTTCCAGGTCATCACGAAGCTCGTGCGCCGGATCAAGTGGACGGTGATCGCCGACAACGTCGTGCTGCACGACGACTGGAGCCCGTACAAGCACTTCACCGTGGTGCCGTACTTCCCGTACTTCCGCCACGGTACGACGATCGGGCTGGTCGAGAACCTGCTGGGCCCGCAGGAACTGCTGAACAAGGCCACGAGTCAGGAGTTGCACGTCATCAACACGACGGCGAACAGTGGCTGGAAGGTGAAGGCCGGGTCTCTTGTGAACATGACCACGGCAGAGCTCGAAGAGAAGGGCGCGCAGACCGGCCTCGTCGTCGAGACGAACGACATGGACGGCCTGGAGAAGATCCAGCCGAACGGCGTGCCGACTGGGCTCGACCGGGTGACGTACAAGGCCGAGGAGCACATCAAGACGATCTCCGGCGTGTCTGACAGTGCCATGGGCTTCGACCGCGAGGACGTCGCCGCGAAGGCGATCCAGGCCAAGCGCCAGGCCGGCAGCACGAACATCGTCAAGCCGATGGACAACCTGACCCGCTCGGACTTCATCCTGGCCCGGAACACTTTGGATCTCGTGCAGGAGTTCTACACGGAAGAGCGGATCATGACGATCACGCACAACCGCGTCACGGGCGAGCAGGAGACGTTCACCGTGAATCAGGTCACGCCGGAGGGCGATGTCGTCAACGACCTGACTGTGGGTGAGTACGCCGTCGTCGTGACGAGTGTGCCCGCGCGCGAGACCCTCGAAGATAGCCAGTTCGAGCAGGCGGTGTCGCTGCGCGAAATGGGTGTGGCGATTCCGGACGCCGTACTCATCGACGCCAGCCGGCTGCAGAACAAGCGCGACATCATCAGCCAGATGCAGGGTGACCAGAACAGCCCCGAGGCCCAGGCCCAGCGCGAGCTCCAGGCCCGTCAGGCTCAGGCCGAAGTGTCGAAGGCCGAGGGCGAGGCCGCGCAGAAACACGCTGACGCCGGCCTGAAGCAGGCGAAGGCTCAGAAAGAGATGGTCATGGCCCAGAAGGAGGCGGTCACGCCTCCGGAAGGGCCGGATGTCGACGACTCGAACCCTGAGCTGGAGTTCGCCAAAGCTGAGCACGAGGCCGGCCTGCGCGAACGGGAGCTCGAGCACAAGCAGCAGATCGATTGGGCGAAGATCAGTCTGCAGCGCCAGAAGCAGGCGGACGACCTCCGTATGCGCGCACAGGATCAAGCCGCTCAGCGCGCTGAGCGGATGATGGTCGCATCGGCCGAGGCCGCGGCGGCAGCACAGAAGCCGGATTCCCTTCAACCAACCAAAGGACTACGATGAACCCTCTCCTGCAGAACCTCCTGCGCCGGTACATGGCGCCCGCTGGTGACGGCGCCGACCTCGGCGGTGCCGACCGTGGCGACGACTTCGAATCGACAGACCCGGACGAGCCGGGAGAAGTCGAGAAGAAACCCGAGCCGAAAGCCGCCGACGAAGACGACATCGACCCGGAAGACCCGGACGGTGAGCTGAAGGAGGGCGAGGAGGCCGAGAAGAAGGCCGACAAGCCGAAGAAGGACAGCCGGATCCCGCTGTCCCGCCACAAGGAGCTCCTGGAGAAGGAGCGGGCGAAGCGCGCCGATCTGGAGCGCCAGCTGGCCCAGTTCCAGAAGGGCGGGGAAGTCGCCGCCCTGAACGAGAACATCACAAAGGCCGAGGACGACATCCTGAAGCTCGAGAAGGAGTACAACACGCTCCTGGCTGACGGGGAACTCGACAAGGCGTCGGCGAAGATGACGGAAATTCGCCGTCTTGAGCGCCAGATCAACGAGTCGCGCAGCGACATGAAGATTGCTGCGGCCGAAGCCCGGGCCACTGAGCGCGCGCGGTACAACATCGCCCTGGAGCGCATCGAAAGCGTGTATCCGGAGCTGAATCCCGACGACGACACGTACGACGAGGAACTGATGCAGGACGTCGTGGACCTGAAGGCCGCGTACGAGACCCGCCGGAACATGACCCCGACCGAAGCCATGCAGGCGGCGGTCCGGAAGCTGCTGGGCACCCGTACGAAGAGCCAGGAGAAGGCGCTGGACACGACTCCGCGCGTCTCCGACAAGGACGTGGCGGACGAAGTGCGCGCCGAACGGAAGAAGGACGCCGTCTCGAAGGCCGTGAAGGCCGTCGAGAAGCAGCCGCCGAGTACGGCGAAGGTCGGTCTGGACAGCGACAAGGCCGGCGGCGGGCTGTCGGCGAAGGACGTGCTGAAGATGAGTCAGGAGGACTTCCGGAAACTGCCGGAAGAGATCCTGGCCCGGATGCGCGGGGATGAGGTGGGGGCGTGATCATGATGCACATCCCTTCACCCCAGACCGGCGATCAGGCCATCGAGCAGGCCATCAAAGACGTCGGCGCGGACAAGTACCCGCGCGTGACACCGGCTGACATCGAGGCGAACATCGTCAGTGAGCACTACTTCACAGCGGCGGAAGGGGTGAATCACTGCGCCAGCGACACGCCGGAATTGGACCTGCTGACCTTCTGCGTCCTGGTCCTGAAGAACGGCTTCACCGTCACCGGTGAGTCGGCCTGCGCCAGCCCGGAAAACTTCAACGCCGAGATCGGACGTCGGATCGCCCGCGAGAACGCCGTGCAGAAGATGTGGCCGTTGATGGGCTATGCGCTGCGGCAACACCTCCATACCATGGAGTTGGTGGACGCTGCAATCGACGGGGGAGAAGCATGAAATCCCTCGCTCACTCCATCGCCCGCGTCGCCCACGAGGTGAACGCCGCCTACTGCCGCAGCCTCGGTGACTACACCCAGCCTGCGTGGGAGAACGCCCCTGAATGGCAGCAGAAGAGCGCCATCGCCGGCGCTGAACTGCACCTGAGCGATCCGTCACTCTCGGCCTCGGCGTCTCATGCCGCCTGGATGGCGATCAAAGTCGCCGAAGGCTGGGTCTACGGCCCCGAAAAGGACACCGAGAAGAAGACCCACCCGTGTCTCGTGCCGTTCGACGAGCTACCGCCCGAGCAGCGCGCGAAGGACTTCATCTTTCAGGGCGTTGTGCACGCGATCGCGCGCGAGATGGCTCGATAGCCGCACCAGTTGTCTCCCCCGGAGGGCTTCGGCCCACCATTGAGCCACGGCAAGCACTTGTCGTGGCTCTTTTTTCGAGTACACTACGGCCAATTCGGTAAAGGCAAGGTCCCGACAGCACCTACCACCTCCGCATGTCGAAGCGACATTCGACAGAGAAGTCGTTTATCTATCATCGATAGGAGGTGCCACCATGGCATTGACCAATTTTGGACTGCTGACGTCCGAACAAAAAACCGTATGGGGAATGACCCTGTGGAAACAGGCTCGCAACCATTCGTTCATCAACCGCTTTCTGGGCAAAGGCCCGAATAGCCTGGTCCAGCACATCACCGAGCTGAAGAAGTCCGAGAAGGGCGCCCGCGCAGTCATCACGCTGCTGGCCGACTTGACCGGTGACGGCGTGGCCGGTGACCGCACCCTGGAAGGCAACGAAGAGGCGATGCAGACCTTTGATCAGGTCATTCGCATCGACCAACTGCGTCACGCCAACCGCCACGAAGGCCGCATGGCCGACCAGAAGTCGATCGTCGAGTTCCGCGGCAACAGCCGCGACGTGCTGGCCTACTGGCTCGCCGACCGTATCGACCAGCTGGCGTTCCTGACGATGTCGGGTGTCTCCTACACGAAGAAGAACAACGGCGCGACCCGCACCGGTTCTGATCTTCCGTTCCTGGAGTTCGCTGCGGACGTCGCCGCGCCATCGGCCAACCGCCGCCTGCGCTGGGACGGCACTGGTAAGACCCTGGTCGCCAGCGCCGCCACCAGTTCGATCGCGTCGACCGACACGCCGACCTGGAACATGTTCGTGCAACTCAAGGCCTACGCCAAGGACCGCTACATCCGCGGCATCCAGGAAGACGGCGGTGAGGAGACCTTCCACGCGTTCCTGACTCCGCAGGCCATGGCCAAGCTGAAGATGGACGACAACTACATGCTGAACCTGCGGCACAGCCAGCAGCGCGACAAAAACGACGCGCTGTTCAGCGGCACCAGCGTGAAGATTGACGGCATCTACCTGCACGAGTTCCGGCACGTCTATAACACGTCCGGCGCGGCCAGCGGCTCGAAGTGGGGCGGTTCCAGCACCACCGACGGCTGCCAGGTCTTGTTCTGCGGCGCCCAGGCGCTCGGTATGGCCGACATCGGCGCACCGGAGTGGAACGAGAAGGGCTTCGACTACGAGAACCAGCAGGGTATCTCCGTCGGCAAGATCCTCGGCTTCCTGAAGCCGAAGTTCGGCAACATCTACGAGAACGGTTCCGTCGAAGACTTCGGCGTGATCTCGTGCTACGTGGCGCAGTAAGAAAGGAGCCTTGAAATGGCCAATACCACCCTGACCCCTTCGCGCGGTCGCCAGTACCCGCTGTACGCGGAAGTGTCGTTCACGTTCGGTAACGTCGCTGACACCGGCGTCGCCGTGCCGGCGATCAAGCTGCCGCCCGGCGCCGTCGTCATTGACGGTGCTGTGATCGTGGACACCGTCTTCAACACCGGCACGTCCATCGTGCTGGATGTGGGCGACTCCACGACCGGCAACCGCTACAAGAACGATGCGGACCTGAAGTCCTCGACCGGTGTGATTGCCCTGGTTCCGACCGGGTACGTCAGCGACGGCGCGGACATCCTGATCACTCCGACGATCGTCGGGGCCGCGGCCACCACCGGTGCCGCCCGCCTCTGGGTCGCATACGTGATCCAGGGTCGTACCCACGAAGTTCAGACGAACTAAGTGACCGAAGAAACGGGGCCTTCGGGCCCCGTTTCCACATCTTTGACTGAGAGGAACACATGAATTTCATCCTGAATCGTGACCGCACCGTCGTATCGACATTGGGGCACTCTGTCGAGTTCAAGAAAGGCGTGCCGACGTACGTGCCGCCCGAGTTGTATGCCGAGGTGTCCGCCGTTGGCGCCATGCCCGAGCACGAACTGACCGAGGAAGAGGTCAAGAAGACCGCACCGGCCGAACCGGCTGATCCGGCTGAACGCGAAGCCGCCGTGTTCGCGGCGTTCGAAGGGATCATGCTGCGCGGCCGTCGCGAAGACTTCACCGCCGGTGGCGCTCCGCACCCGAAGGTCCTGGCGCAAGCCCTGGGCTGGACGCTGCACAACAAAGAGCGCGACATCCTCTGGGCGAAGTTCCGCGCCGGTTCCGAGGACTAAACCATGAACTCCACAGAACTGCTTGCTGCATTTCGAGATGAAATGTTCGATACGGTCGAGCCGTATCTGTGGAGTGACGCGTTCGTCTATCGTGCGATCGACGACGCGCAGAAGATGTTCTGCCGGCTCACGGAGGGCATCGAGGATGCGCGCACCGCTGACATCACGGTCCTTCCGATCGAAGTCGGCACGGACTGGTACACCCTGTCTCCGCTCATTCTGAAGCCCCGGTTCGCCCACCGGGCCGACAACGGCCGTCCAGTGCGGATCGTCGGGGCAGAACTGTGTGACAAGCTCGGCATCCAGTTCGATGGTTCAACCGGGCCGGTGACGGCGCTCGTGACAGGCCTTGAGAAAGGCGCCGTGCGCGTGTGGCCGATGCCGAACGAGACGGTTGACCTGAACCTCTCCGTATTCCGTCTGCCGCTCGAGCCGATCACGGACGTCGGTGACCAGACCCTGGAGATCGACGAACAGCATCACTGGCACCTGCTCGATTGGGTCAAGCACCTGGCCTACCTGAAGCCCGATCCTGAGACCCTCAACCGCAAGACGGCCGGCGAGTATGAGCAGGCGTTCCGCACCTATTGCGCCCAGGCCCGAATCGAGCAGGGCAGAGTGCGCCATCCCGCCGGCGCAGTCGCGTACGGCGGACTTTGAACGGAGAAAACCTACCATGTCCCTGTCCAACACCACCGAACTGGCCGCTTTGGCCATGTTCCTGCAAGGCACCGACCCGAGCTACCGAGCCGGCGCCACCCAGTACCTGGCCCTGTTCACGGCTGACCCGACCGAAACCGGATCCCTGGCCGCCGAAGCCACCTACACCGGCTACGCCCGCGTGGCGCTGACCAAGGCATCGGCGTGGACCGGTGGCGCCAACCCGTTCGTCAACGCCAACCTGATCCAGTTCGGCGCCTGCACAGCAGGGTCCAACGCGATCACCCACTTTGCCGTGGTGGACACCGCTTCCGGGGCCGTCAACATGATGATCTCTGGCGCGCTGTCGTCCACGCTCAACGTGAGCGCCGGCATCCAGCCGCAGTTCGCTGCGGGCGCTCTGAGCGTTTCGGCGGACTGACACCATGGCCGGCTTCTCGAACGCTGCGGCTTGGGCGGCGGCGGTCGATGCCGGGAAAACACACGTCAGTACGTTCCGCAAGACCGTCGCCAGCGCCGCGACAGCGGCCAACGACTTTGTGGACTACACCTACTTCGCCGGCAACCCACCGGCGAACTTCTACGCCAGCGCGCCGCTTGAGGCCGCGTATGTCGAGAGCATCCGGGGCATCCATGTCCCGCAGATGTCAGGTGATGACCGGCAGTTTCTGAAGTCCATCACTGCCATGTCGGCAGCGGCCAGTGCCACGGGCACCAGCAACCAGAACCAGCGCCAGATGCTGGCGGACTACCTGATGTACTACCCGTTCATCGATACCGATGCCGTCGGGGAGTTGCAGGAGACTTCGCCTATCGTGGCGTTGCCTCGGTACAACTCAGGACAAGTGATCTGCGTGGCGCAGTCGGCCTCAAGCACGGTCGGCCAGTTCACGATGACCTACACCAACCAGGATGGTGTACCGGGCCGCGTCAGTCAGAACACCTTCACCAAGGTCGTTTCCGGTGGTGGCACGCTGGTGTCCAGTGCTACCAGTGCCGCTGCAGGCAGCCTGCCATTCGTCGGGCTGCAGGCAGGCGATTCCGGGGTGCGATCCATCGAATCCGTGACCTTCACGGCCGCGGGCGGTGGCCTGATGGCGCTGGTGATCGTGGAGCCGCTGTTCAACTTCTACACCACGCAGGAGTGCCGCACCACCACCACCGGCAACATCGAGAGCTACGGAGCGGCCACCTACTTCGAGACTGTACTGATGCGCCAGCCGGTCGAAATCAAGAACGGCGCGGTGCTGGGCGTCGTTGGCCTGGGCAACGCTGGCAGTCTCGCGTCGTCGGTCTTGGTCGGCACCATCCAAACCATCTGGAGTTAACCATGGGCTTCAACTCATCCGACGACCTCATCAACCAGATCACGACCAACGGCAAGGCCGACAGTCAGATCCTGCAAAAGACGCTGGTTGCCGCAGGCACCGCCGGCCATTGGCAGCACCTGCTGACCAGCGCGGGCAACATCCCGGCGGCGACCTTCGGCGGCGCCGAGGCGACCTTCGTTGCGACCGACAACACCTGGAGCGAGGGCGCGATCCCGATCGGCGACCAGACGGCGCCGGCCACCAAGCACCTGACCGCCGCGGGCGCGTCGCTGATCGCCGCTGCCGGCGCTCCGTGGTTCGTGCAGCTTGTCGATATGGTGGGCTACGCCAAGCTGACCACCACCAACGTCAGCACCACCGGCACCAAGACGATCACCATGACGCCGATCGGGTCGAGCGCGGCCAACGTGGACCGCTACCCCAACGGGGACGGCCTGCGCCTCGCCGTCGCCGCCATCGCTACCATGGGCGCCAACGCTCCGACGATGCAGATCACCTACACCAACCCGGCTGGCACGACGGGCAAGACGACCCTCGCCGGCTGCGTGTCCACCGCATCCGCCGCCAGCGGCACCATCCTGAATAGCGGCAACGCGGCGAACAAGTACGGCCCATTCCTGCCGCTGGCGGCGGGTGACGCCGGCGTGAAGGACATCGAATCGCTGACGTGGGGCGGCACCGCGCACGCCTCGGGCTCCGTGGCGATCCTGCTATGCAAGCCGCTGGGCCAGCCGATCCCGGTCCCGGCCACCGGCCTTTACAACGTGTTCGACTACGTGAACACCCTGCCGTCGCTGCCGCGCCTGCGAAACGGCGCCAACCTGACGGCGCTGGTCTACAACACGGGCGCCACGACCTCTGGCGGCACGTTTTTCATGTCGTTCGACTACGCCTGGGGTGGATAAATGGGCTTGATGCAGAACGGGTTCCGCCACAACGCCATAGGCAAGCTGTTCGGGGGCACCAGCCTCGACGGCGCGAACCCGTCCGTGCATGAGTACAGCGGGCACCTGACCGCGCGGATGCGCAACCAGTTCGCGGGCGAGGGCATCACCGACGACCTGGCCTCAGTGCCCAACGGGGCGCGGCATCCGGCTGCGTGGATCATGGCCCGCGCCAACGGCGGCATGGCCTCGCGCAGCGCCGCTATGCTCGCGTTCGCCCCGGCGGGTGCAGCGGTCGGCGGCGTCACATCGCCGGGTGAAGCGACCCTGACCCTCACGCCGGTCGCCACCGCCTGGCCGCTGGATGACTCAGTTCAGATCCGCACCGCCAGCGCATCGATCACGTTCACCGTGGCCGATGCTGACGGGCAACTAATCTCCAGCGGGTCCGGGTCGGCCTCGATGGCGTTCAGCACCAACACGCCGTTGCTGACCGCCTCGCTAGCGGCCATCGGGTCAAGCTCGTTCGCCCTGTCTGCATCCGGCGCGCTGGGCGCCGAAGCCAGCGGGGAGGGCGCCGCCTCGATGGCGTTCTCCATGGCGGCGACCATTCTGCCGACCGTCGATACGCCACCGGCCCGCACCGCGACCGCCAGCTTCGCCATCACCGGCGCCCTGGTGCCCTACGCCATCGGGCAGATGGTCGGGAGCACGGTCAGCACCGGGGTGCTCACGACCGACACCATCGCGGCAGCGGTATGGGAGTCGCTCGCCGCCTCGTTTGCGAACCCCGGCACCATGGGCCAGAAACTCAACAATGCGGCCAGTGGGGGCGTCGACTACGCCGATCTGGCCAACGCAGTCTGGAACCACACGCAATGACCGCCTGGGCCCAACTCATCCTGCACAGCACGCTCCCGTCCGGGAGCGCCTGGGACCACCTGAACGCGCAGCAGGCGGGTGGCACCGGCGTCGTCGTGAACGACGGGGTCGTAGCCGAGTTGGAACTTTCGCCCATCGACGTGGAGATCGACACCGGCGACATCGACGCGATCGTGGAGGACGCCCCTATCGAGGTCTTCATCGAAGACGCCCCTGTATATGTGGAGGTTCAGGAATGACTGACATCACTCGCAAGCGCGGCGATACCTACGCCGACGAAATCATCGTCAAGAGCAAGAAGACGAAGCAGCCGATCAACATCACCGGTTACTCATTCCTGCTGACCGTTGACTCCAGGCAGGCGCCGACCGACGAGACGACGAAACTCTATCAGCTGACAGGGACGATCCTGGATGCAGCTGCTGGGCGCGTCGAATTCGCCCCCACAGCGATGCAGGCAGACCGGGTAGGGGCTTTCTTCTACGACGTGCAGATGGTCGATGGGTCGGGCCGAAAGAGAACGATCGAAGGCGGCAAATACAAGTACGTCCAGGACATTACGAAATGAGTGAGAAGAAACTCCACCCCTTCGACATCGAGGAAATGATCGCCCGCGAGGACGATCCGAAGGCCCGCGCCTACCTCATCATCCTGTCCAGCCTGCACCACGCCCTGATTGCCAACACGTCAGCCACGCTGGAAATCAAGCGTTCGCTGGATGAACACCTGAACAACTTCGAGAAGCAGACCGAGGAGCACCGGGCGCTGATGAACCAGGGGCGTGGTGCCGCCAAGGTGGTGGCCTGGGTGCTTGGGATCGTCCAGGTGATCGGCCTGGCGATCTGGGTCGAGGCCAAGGCCGACCTCAAGGGCATCCACGACGCGCTCATCGCCGCGCAGGCGGTGGACATCCGGGCCGATGCCCGCATCAACGAACACGAGGCGCGCCTGAAGGCGCTGGAGGGCAAGAAGTGACCCGTTTCACCAGCCGCAAGTTCCTGCTGGCGCTGGCTACGCTGCTGATAGCCTCCTTGCTACTGGCGCTGGGCGTGGTCACGGCGTTGATCTGGCGTGACGTAGTGATCGCCACCGTGGGCGCCTACATTGCCGGCAACGTGGTCCAGAAGGCCACATCGAAGGAGCCCGTGTCATGAAGATGCTGCCCAAGGAAGAGCGCCGCCGGGTGCTGAAGAAGAGCCAGTCGATCCGCTGGATCGCAGCCGGCTTCGTGTTCACGGTGCTGGAGGCCGTGGCCAGTGCGGTCGGCGACGAGCTGCTACCCGGGCCGAAGTGGTTGCGTGCGGCGGCGATCGGGCTGATCCTGGCCTGCGCGTTCGTGGCGCGCTTCATGGCCGCGCGGGAGGACGATTGATGGCACTCGATTCCAGAGGTTCCCGCACGGCTGCCGCCGGCTTGGTGCTGGCAGCCAGCACGCTGGTCGGCATCGCGCTCAAGGAAAGCTACACCGACAACACGGTGATCCCGGTGCCTGGCGATGTGCCGACCTATGGGTTCGGCACTACGCACCATGCGGACGGATCGCCCGTGAAGATGGGCGAGAAGACCACACCCCAGCGAGCATTGGTAGACCTGATGCGTGAGGCGGATCAGGTGTCCATGACCGTGAAGCGCTGCGCTCCGGTGCCGATGTACCCGCACGAGTTCAGCGCCATGGTGAGCCTGACTTACAACATTGGGGAGAGTGCCTTCTGCAAGTCCACTGCGGCGCGACGCCTGAATGCGCTCGACTACAGCGGTGCGTGCGAGGCGATCCTGATGTGGGACAAGGTGAAGGGTCGCACGGTGCGTGGGCTGACCCTGCGCCGGCAGGCCGAATACCGAGAATGCATGGGGGAGGGTTTATGAACGACGAAATCAAGGCTTTGCGCGAGGAAGTCGCACGGCTGCGCGAGCGAGTAGCCGTGCTGGAAAGCCGTCCGCAGGTCGCCCCACATACCTACCCGAGCACGCCATGGCCGGTGTCCCCTTACGATCAATTCAAGCCGCCATGGATGCCGCCATTCGTTGTGACGTGCGCGTCAGGTGCTGAAGTCAGAGGCGCGGCATGAGCTTCCTCGACCCACGCCAATGGATCATGGCCATCGCCTTCCTGGGCGCGGCCTTCCTGGGCGTCAAGTTCTGGGAGCACCGCCTGGTCCAGCAGGGCTTCGATGCTGGATACGCCAAGGCCGAGCAGGTCTACAAGGCGCGCGACGCCAAGGCCCAGGCCGAAGCCGCAGCCAAGACCGCCCGACTGCAAACCGCTGTTGATACGGCACGAAAGGAGAAGACCGATGCGATTGCCAGCCTTCGCGCTCAGCACGCTGCTGATCTTGAGCGCCTGCGCCAGCGCCCCGCCCGCCCTGCAAACCTGCCCCCGGCTGCCGGAGATGGACAAGTTGCCGGCGGATGTACTGCAGCCCAGCTTTACCGAGAGGACGCGGAGTTGGCTCTCCGGGAATCCCTACGAGCTGAAACCGTCCGACTCGACCTCCTCGCATGTTACGCCCAGTACGACCGGGCCCGGTCCGAAGTGAACGGCGCGCCATGAACAAGCTGGTGAGTGTTGGATGGTTGCTACTCTGGTGCTGGCCGAAGGGCTTGTACCTGCACACAAAACTGATTCTGCTGGCGTGTGCGTCAGTGGCCATGGCAAAGAACTGAACAGCGGCGATCGCCCAAGTCAGGGGTGGGTGCCGTTCACGGGGCGCGTGTTCCTCGTTACCCAACCCCTGACCGCGGTGGCGCCTTGTACCTTGGCAGGGCGCCACCGCACCCCGGAACGCAGTAAAATTCAGTGCAAACTTACCTGAGCCACTGGCTATGACGGTTCCTCGACAGGAGCCTCATCATGGCCAATGCCTTCTACACCAAAGGGAAAGAAAAGATTCTTTCCGGCAGCATCAACTGGGTGTCTGACACTATCAAGGTGATGCTGGTCAAGAACACCTACCCACAGAACCTGGCAACCGACGAGTTTGTCTCCGGCATCTCGGCTTACCGGCTGAACACCGATCAGACCCTCGGGTCCAAGTCTGTCACGGGCGGTGTCTTCGACGCTGGTGACGCGACCTTCACTTCCGTGACGGCTGGCGACACCAGTGAGGGCGTGGTGATCTACAAAGACACCGGCGCCGAAGCCACATCCCCGCTGCTGATCTACATCGACACGATCACTGGCTTTCCGCTGGCGACCAACGGCGGAGACATCACCATCGCATGGGACAACGGCGCTTACAAGATCTTCAGCCTGTAAGGGATCGGCATGGCTGGCGACGCCAACTACAACAGCGTCTCGCTGCTGCTGCACGGCAACGGCTCTGACGGTTCGACGACCGTCACGGACAACAGCCCGTCACCAAAAACCGTCACCGCCGTCGGAAATGCACGGATCAGAACCGCGCAAAGCAAGTTCGGCGGTTCGTCGCTCTATTGTGACGGCTCTGGAGACTACTTTTCACTCACCGGGGTGTCCTTCGGTACAGGTGTATTCACCGTCGAGGGCTGGGTGTACATTGTCGCAACGGACAAGACAAACGCCCTGATTGACACGCGCAATACCGACATAACGACGAGCGGCTTTTTGTTGTATGTCCGGTCAACAAACAAACTGACGGTCGGCACCGGAAATCCTTTTGTAGCCACGGAGGGAGCAACAACGGTTACAACAGGCTGGCACCACTTTGCCCTGGTTCGCACCGGAGGCAACTTTTACACCTATCTGGACGGCGTGCTTGAAGCGACAGTCGCCAATGCGGCCACGCTGTCCAGCACAAGCTGGCGCATTGGAAATACGTGGGACGCATCGGCGAACGGCGAGGTCTATATTGACGACCTGCGCGTAACCAGTGGAGTCGCCAGGTACACCAGCAATTTCACGCCTCCCGAGCGCGCATTCCAGGATGGTTTGGGCGAGATAGAAGGCGTTGTGCGGGACGGCACAGGGGCGCTCTGCTCGCGCACAGTGCGTGCGTACCGGCGAGACACCGGGGCGCTGGCTGGGTCGGCGGTCAGCGACGCCACGACAGGGGCTTACCGCATTGGCACACCAACACTTGACGAAGTGAGCGTCATCGCCCTTGACGATGCGGCAAGCACCTTTGAAAACGATCGAATCATCCGGGTTGTACCAGCATGACGCACAAAATAATCGACCGCTGCAAGGAAACGACCGGCACGACCGGGACCGGAAACCTGACGCTCACCGGGCCAGTGGCCGGGTGCGTGTCCATGGCGTCTGCCCTGACCAGCGACGGCGACACAAGCTGGTTCTGTGCAGAGAACGGAACCGAGTGGGAAGTGTTTCTTGGCACCCGCGTGAACTCCACCACGCTGTCGCGGTCGCTGATCTCGTCCAGCACCGGCAGCACGGTCAACTTCACGGCGCCGCCGGTTGTGTTCTCGACGGTGCCAGCGTCGCGAATGCCGGTTGCCCAAGGGCCTGCATTTTCTGCCTACCTTAGCAGCCCACAAACAGTGTCGAGCGGGGCTGCAACAAAAGTCGCCTTCAACGCGGAAAGCTTTGACATCGGCGGCTGCTTTGACAGTACAACCAACCGCAGGTTTACCCCGACGGTGCCCGGCGTCTACAGCGTGTCATGGCTGGTCACATTCAGAAGCACTGGCGCGATGTCGGCCAGCACCTATATGCCAACGCTCCTGAAGAACGGTCAGTTGGTCGCGGGCTCGAACTATGCAAACTGTGCCCCAACCACTGCCGCACTTGGAGGCCAGGCCCTAGTGTTCATGAACGGGACGACCGATTACCTGGAGGTATACGGGGTCGTTACGGGAACTGGCACACTGACGTTCGGTGGCGGGGTTGGTGAGACGTTGTTTTCTGCGTTTCTCGTCACCGCCACTGGATAACCCATGCTCGGCTTCGCCCCACTTTCGACGCTGCCGTTCGGCGCAACGCCGGCGCCGCTGGGGCCTTACGTTCGCCCGGCGGCAGCGTCGGCGGACATCTCGTTCAACGGCACCACTTATACAAGCCCGGCGTACAACGCTGCGAACCTGACGTTTGTAACGGCACCGGCGAACAACGTCACGGCGGTCCCGCCGGTGGCAACCTTCGGGGTGCCCATTGCCGCCTACGCACGCACCTCCACCGCAACTGGGTTGGCGCCGACAACGAATGTGCCCGCGCCTGGGCATCGCCTTACGCAGCCGACATCGGGAATCTCAACAACGTCCTTCGGGGTGGGGTTCGGCGCGAACTACCAGCGGCCGGTCGGGTTCAGCACGACTGGGATTGGGGCCGCCAGGATATTCCCGTACAACACAGCGCCGTGGCCAGTCTCGACGCAGATCGGTTCTCCACGGCTATTCCCGTTCCATGTGGCGCCGTGGCCTGTCTCGACCCGGTTCGGTGGAGTGGGCGGCAACCAGTTCTGGCGCGCGCCGACAATGGCGGTCGTCGCGCGCCTGGGGACGCCGACAACGCCGACGAATCGCACAGGGGAGGCGTCGGGTTTTGCTGTCGCTAAACTCGGTAGCCCGCTGGCTATCCGCCACTTGCCGCCGAACACGAACATCATCTGCATGGCAGAAGACTTCAAGCCGGTGCATTTCGGCACGCCCGCGGCCAACTGGGACCAGTCCGGGCAGGTGCAGGTCGTCGCGCCGACCGTGCAGTTCGGGGCGCCCAGAGCGATCACCGCGCACCACGTTGACGGCCTCGCGCCGATCATGCGGTTTGGCACGCCGATCATTCGCACGACGCAGCGGGCGCTCGGCGTCAAGTCAACCTCGTTTGGGTCGGCAAAGGCGATCCTGACGCAGCACGGCACTGGCTCGGCCCCGATCATTCACGTCGGTTTGGCCAAGGCGATCACCACGCATCATGTAGGAAGTGCCGCGCCGACTGCCCAGTTTGGCGCGCCGACCATTCGCACGACGCATCGAGTATCGGGATTCAAGCCCGTGCAGTTCGGCACACCCAGGGCCATCCTGACGCAGCACGCGACCGGCACTGCGCCCAAGGCGCGCTTCGGCACACCGAAGACCATCCGATCGAATTGGTATGAGGTCCGCGGCTTCTGCCCGTTTCGGTCGGGCACGCCACGCGGCTACCAGCGCAACAACCGCCGGGCCGACGGGTTCGGTCCTGTCCAGTTCGGCGCGCCGGCGGCATTCCATACGCACTGCTGCACATCCATCCCGCCAATTGCCAGGCTCGGCAGGCCGCTGCTCAAGAGGAACACAACATGCTGACCTTCAAATCGTTCACAGGGATCAACAATGTCATCCCTTCGGCCAGGCTGACGCATGACCGGGAATCGAAGACTGCTGAACTGGCCTCTGCGGTCAACGTAGACATCGGCCTGACTGGTGAAGTGCGGCGTCGCGCCGGGTATTCCGAGCTGCTGGCGACCTGTCACAAGAACCTCCACCAGGCGGACGGGTTCATCCTGGCCACCGTGGACGGCGGCGACCTGATCTCGATGGACGCTGCCGGTGACAACCGCGTCACGTTGTATCCGTCGCTCGGCGTGTCGCGGGTCTGGTATTGCAACCTGCCCGACGGACGCACGACATTCTCGAACGGCCTGATCTGCGGTGTGACAGACGGGGCCACGGCTACTGCGTGGGGCGTTCCGATCCCTGCGTCGCTCGGCGCCCTGTCCGCCACAGCCGGCGACTTGTACCCGGGCGACTATCAGTATCAGCTCACGTACGTCCGGCTCAGCGACGGCCTTGAGGGCGGGCCAATCTATTCGAATCCAATTCCGGTAGCCAGCGGCGGCATCATCCTGACCGGTCTGCCGCAACTCGACGGCTACAAAATCAACGTCTACATTACCGCCCACAACGGCGACTACGGGTTCTATGCTGGGGAGACTACCGGCACGACGTTTACCTACACAGGCAAGAACGACGCCTTGGTACGCCCTTGTCACACGGACAAGATGTATCCGGCGCCGGCCGGTACTGTGCAGGCGATGTTCCGCTCCCGCGTCTTGACGGCCGTCGAGAACGTCTTGTATGCATCCCGCCCAGGTGGCTGGGAGTTGTTCGACATCCAACGCGACTTCAAGCAGTTCTCTGCCCCGATCACCCTCGTCCAACCCGTCGACGACGGGCTGTACGTCGGTACGACCGACGAACTGGCGTTTCTCGCTGGCGGCGAGTTCGACAAACTGGTGTACCGCCGAGTGGCCGGTCCAACAGTCCTCGGGTCTGGCGTTTCGGTCCGGGGAGAGCTGATCAAGTTGGGTGAGGGCACTGGGCACGGAGGCGCTATGATTTGCATAGCGGACGGAGTAATCTGCGCGGGGTTCTCCGGGGGTAACATCGTCCGGATAACCGAAAAACGATATCAGGTCTCCGCCACCGAGGTGTCTGCCACGTTCCGGATGGCGCGCGGCCGAGTCCCACAATACGTCGCGGTTCCACAATACGCCGAGGTTCCACAACCCGGCGGGGATCCGGTATGAACCTCAACGACCCGTCCTTCCTTAAGTTCGACGGCTCGCCCGATCTCGGGCGGGTACCACCGCGTCTGGTGATTGATGGGAACGGCGGCGTCCTGACAGGGGAACAATGGAGTGCCGTGGAGCACGCCTACCTGCACTTCCGCAGTATCTGCCGGCTGTCGGTGGCGCCGTTTCACTCCGAGCAAGTCGCGCTCAGCGACGGGACCGAGGTATGGATGTGGTCGCTGCAGGGGCGAGACGAGGTAATAGTTCGGCCGAAGTCAGGCAAGACAAAAAACAAACTCCCGCATGGCTTTGCCGTGGCGACGAACTGGCACAGCCCGATGATTTATCGCCGCGACCTGAACGACGGCGTGCACTGGCTGCTCGGTCCGCAGGCTCCACAGATTGTTAGCCACGCAACAGCGCACTACGACAACCAAGTGTTTCGTAAGAACGTCGAGGCGAACGAATTTTTCAACCTGCCGCACGTCCGGAACCACTGGAATACCGTTCTGTGGGACTACCGGATGAACGGCGCGCCGACTGTCAGCGCAACACCTGCCGTCCCGTTCCTGCTCAAGAACAGCACGACGGATCAGTTCACCATCGGCTCGCCACACTACGCGGCCGGCGGTGAACTGATGGATGCCACCGGCGCTACGATTTACACCATGGCCGACGAGGCTCCGATCCTGGTTCCTGACCACCCGGACTACCCGGAGTCGGTACACCAGCGCGCGGCAATCACGGATGCCGCCGGAAACCAGATCGCATTGCAGGCCATGCGCTTCACGGTGATCTCGCCGACGAACAATATCTGGAAGTTCCGGTTCTGGAATGAACGACTCAACCGCACGGATGACAGCACCTACGCACTGGTCGAGCGGGCTGCGACAGAGTTCACAACCCCGTGGGGGAAGCAGACAACGACGACGACCTCGATCAACGACAACAGCCTTGGCGAAGACCCGGCGCTGCTGTTCAAATTCAAGGCAACCAGCGCCATGAAGCCGGGTGGCTACCACTCCGGTGGCCTGTGGAACGGTCACTTTGGATGGTCCGGCCCTGATGCATGGAGCGACATAACTGGCGTTACGATCAGAGGCTCTGATAACCAGTCGCTGCGACAGATCAAGGAGCAGGGTGCAGGCGTCGCCACCTACGACAAACTGATCGCCACGGCTGGGGAGACTGAAACCGGGCACATCCCGATCGAGCGTCGGTTGAACTACCCGGCGAAGATTTTCTGGCGCGGCGGCTACCACCAAAAATGGAGCTGGGTGGAAGATGTCGCAGAGCTTTTGCTTGGCAGCAAGTTTGCGACGCTTCCGTATAACTACAGGGTCATCGACGCAGCAATCACAAGATACAACACAGAATACGACGTAGACGGTACTCCGACCATTACGGCCAAACTGGGGTGGATCGATTTGCTGCTACTGGAGGGGACCACGACAGGACGAATGAGTGGGAAAGAATACATCAATCAGTATGCACAGATTGGTGTTTACCCGTGGGTGGACTATATGTTCCCGTGGAGCAATTTCTACATCACCCAAGAAATCAAGCGTCCGACTGACTTCCCATACAGCCCATCGGGCGACCCATACCCAGGGTACACGGCATGGGCCGAGGCATCCAACGTCAAGGATCTGTACTGGTCTGACTACCTGGCACATGGAACAGGAACATCTTACTTGGGCGGCCCTCCACCACAACCCGCCATCAAGTACGAATACCCGTTCAACGACCGACCGGCCAACACGGTCAGCTATGCGCTCAAGAGCCGCTACGTGATCGACTTCGACCAGAAAGGGCGCTTCTACGCGGCGATCCGGTGCGAAGTGACGGCCACCGGCGCCGCGTGGAAGGAAGACATCGCGGTCTACAAGGGGTTCATGGTCAAGGACACGGACCCGAGCTACACCGTGAAAATCTGGTTCGAGTGCAACTGGGGCGGTGAACCGTTCGGCACGCCAGCCACCGGGCCGACCGAACTGCTGCTGGTCGAGGAAACCATCACGCGCCCGATGTTCGAGGCGATCGTAGTCTCGCAGTTCAGCCCGTGGTATTGGCCCTACCCGGCCTACATCGACCGAGACTGCAAGGTGCGCACGCCGCCCGAGCCGGTGCCGGACGAAAACTTCATGATGATGTTCGCCAACCTGGCCAGCCACCAGGGCGTGAACACGAACCTCTGCTGCGCCGATGTGCGACCCGACATCATCGGCACCGACATTGAGAAGTCCTACAGCAAAGACGGCGTGGAGTATTCCTACGAGGACAACGGGATCGTCACGCCGCATACCCGGTACGTGACCGGCCAGCTTTACGCGCGAACCTTCAAGCTGTCGGACTTCTACGAGGCGTTCTGGATGCTGTACCAGTTGAAGGTGGACGCAGCCGAGGGCGATGTCCAGGATGAAGGCTATCCGAAGTGGTTCTATCATCCGGTCATCAAGGCTGCGATGGACGTGACCCGGCACATCGAAGTCCGCGACGGGGTGATCGTGCAGTGGTCTGACAACATTCCGACACCGATCAGCGGGCACCCGCCGACACCAGAGCCGCACCCGGCTCCGACCGACCGAATCATCAAACTCTACAGGGTGTGACCATGACCAATGCCATTGCGATGAATACGCTGACCGGCGCCGTGACCGAGTACGACAACTTCGAGTTCCAGTCCGTCACGCCGACACACGCGGGGGCCGCAACCGGGCTTTTCCTGCTGGGCGGCGACCTGGACATCGATCAACCCATCATCGGGTCGATCCAGACCGGCAAGACCCTGATCGATGAGACGCGGAAGAAGTACGTCGACTTGGTCCACTTTGCCATGACCGGCGACGGCACAGCGGCCTGCGCTGTGGTAGGAGCGAACGCCTCGTACTCCTACGACTTCCCCGTACGTGACACCGGAGTCTCGCGCTCTCAGCCGGGGCGCGGCATCCGGGAGAACTACCTGGCCTTCGGCATGACAAAAACTGACGGTGGGGACTTTCAACTCGATAAAATCGATGTGTCGGTCGTCGCCTCCACGACCAGAAAGGTGTAAGCCATGACCACCCCAGCAGAATTTGTCTCACAACAGTTCTCAGCGGCGCAAACATATGCGGACACCGCCACGAGACAGCTGACGAGTTTCCTGAACGTCCTGAACTCCGCGGCGAGTTACACAGTCCCGACGATCGACCTGACCTGGGAAACGGTCGGCGCGCCGGCGGTTGTTGCGCCGCCAGAACCGCCGACTCTGGACGACGTCACATTTGAGACGCCAGAGGAGCCGACGGCACCGACCTTGACGGTGCCGGACATCAATGCGCCGACCTTCAGTGATGTTGCGCCGACCCTGAGCTTTGGCTCCGCGCCAGTCATGGCGAACACCGAGGCTCCGGTACTGGACTTCGGAACGAAGCCGACCCTGAGCGCCGGCGACGCGCCTGCGCTTGACTTCGGAACCGCCCCAACCATCGACGCCGGCACTGCACCGACGCCAGCTTATGGCGCCGCCCCCGCGGTGAGCATCCCGGCAGCGCCGACTCTCGACTTTGGTGTGGCGCCGACAATCAGCCTGCCTGCCGCACCCGATCTGTCGATCGGCGCGGCCCCGACGCTGGATTTCGGCGTGCGGCCGACCGTTGGCGCCGTCGCTGACATCACGTTCCCGGACGAGATTTCGTTCTCCATGCCGTCTGCGCCATCGCTCATGTCGCTTTCCACGCCGACGTTCGCGGGCGTGAACATCCACGAAGATTGGATGACCAAGTTCGACAACATCCCGACACTCGATCTGGTTTCCCCAACTCCCTACAGCTACGCGCATGGGCCTGAGTACGCCTCCACCCTGCTGAGCAACCTGAGCACAACCCTGAACGCGCGCCTTTCGGGCGGCACCGGTCTGCCCGAGGATGTCGAGCAGGCCATCTGGGACCGCGCGCGCAGCCGTGAGACCCAGACTGCCTTGGCCAACGAGGCAGACGTCCTGCGCACCTCAGACGCGCTGGGCTTCCCGATGCCGCCCGGCGTCGTGGCAGCGCAACTGCGAATGGCGCAGCAGGACTACTATGACAAGCTCTCTACCCTGAGCCGCGATGTGGCGATCAAGCAGGCCGAGCTTGAGCAGGAGAACATGAAGCAGACGATCCTGGCTGGCATCCAGCTGGAGAGCAAGCTGATCGACTACAGCTACCAACTTGAACGACTGACCTTCGAGGCCGCCAAGGAGCAGGCCGACAACGCCATTCAGGCCTACAACGCCCAGGTCGAAAAATACAAGGCGCTGCTGAGCGTGTACAGCATTTACTCGGATGCCTACAAGACCATCATCAGCGCCGAACTGGCCAAGGTCGAGGTCTACAAGGCCCAGCTGCAGGCCGAAGAGACGAAGGCCCAGGTGAACATGACGCTGGTGGGCCAGTACAAGGCCGAGATCGACGCCCGCATGGCCTTCGTGGAAATCTACAAGGCCCAGATCGGCGCGGCAAACGCGCGCATCGGTCTGGAGCAGGCCAAGCTGAGCATGGTCGGCGAAGAGATCCGCGCCTATGTGGCGGGAATCAACGGAGAGACAGCCAAGCTGGAAGCGTACAAGGTCGGCGTTCAGGCCAAGACCGTTGTGGCCGATCTCTACAAGAGCGGGGTTCAGGCCGAGATGGCGAAGGTCGAACTCTACAAGGCTGGCATCGAGGCGCAATCCGCGACCATTGCAGCGTACCGCGCCGGCATCGAGGCTCAAATGGCCGGCATCGAGGTCTACAAGACTGCGCTCCAGACCGACCAGATCAAGGCTGAACTCTACAAGCTCGGTATTGAAGCCCAGATGACCACGGTTCAGGCGTACAAGGCTGGGGTCGAGGCGAAGGCCGCAGTCGTCGAGGCATACCGCGCCGCGATCCAGGCCGATGCAGCCAAGGTCGAGCTCTACAAGGCCGGCGTAGACGCGGAGACGACCAAGATCGAAGCCTTCAAGGCTGGCGTGCAGGCTGACGCCACCGCGGCCGAGGTCTACAAGATCGGCGTGGACGCTCAAGTCTCCCAGGTCGGCGCGTTCAAGGCGAAGGTGGATGCCTTCGCGGTTCAGTCCGGCATAGCCGTGGAGACCGCCAAGGCGAACATCGCCAGGATGGACGCCATGGTGCGCGCCAAGGCCCTTGAGTGGGACGGCTACAAGGCCAGGCTGTCGGCCGGCGAGGTCGCCATGCGCGGCCTGATACAAAGCAACGAACTGATGATCCAGAAGTACCGCACCGAGGGCGACCTCGGCGTCGCCCGGTACGGCTCGGCCATCAAGCGCTGGGAAGCCCAGCTCAAGGACTATGAAGCCGGCAAGCAGGCTATGATTCAGGTGGCGAAGATCAACGGCGACCTGGCCATGCACGCTGCTTCTGTCCGGGCCGATGCCGCCAAGGCTGGTGCTCAGGTCCACGCCCAGCTGGTCGGGTCTGCGTACTCAATCATGAAGGTCCAGGCCAGTGTGGCAGGGCAGGGCTCGACGAGCGTGCAGTACCAATACCAGAACAGCACCCAGACTGCGCCGCCGTCGATCACGACGGCATGATAGGCAGGAGGGCAGCAGGCGGGTAAAATGCCGAAACTCACCTGAGCCGCGGGCTATGACGGTGCTCGAACCTGGAGCACACTCATGGCCTCTCCACGCCTTCGCCTCGAACCGCTCGAGGCAGACATTCCGGCCCCGAACACGGCGATGTCGGTCGCTATGGATGCGGCCAAGAATAACTCGCCGCGTCTCTGGGCGCCGCAACCTGGCTTGCCTCCGGGCGTGGCGCAGGCAGGGGATCTGGCCTTCGACAACGGCCGTCCGCGCCTCTCCCCGCTCAAATTCGACCCGACCCCCATCCCGGAGGCTCCGAGACTGACGACGTCGCCTGGCGCCGCTCCCGGGCGAGCCTTGGTGCCTGTGTACGGGGCCGGTGAAACGACCCGAGTCGGTCCACTACCGTCCGCCCCGCCGAGCCCGGCGTTCTATCCTCCGACCGTTACGGACGGGCAGCTGCGCGGTGGGTACACCGGTCCGACTGGCGCACGCCCGAATTTCACAGCAGGCAGTGATGGGGCTTTCTCGCCATGGAGTCAGTTTGAGTCTGAGGTCCGCGCACGAGGAAACCCCTGGGCGGGCAAGTCTGAGTTCGCAGGGCCGGAACCCATGCGCGGCGGCGTACCGACTGCGCCGACTGCGCCGTCTGTCGCCCCTCCTACTCTCCGTGAGCGAGCAGCGGGCGCCGCGCGCACAGCTGGCGGGCTCGCCGTAGGCGTCGCAGCGGCTTACGGCGGCAACAAGCTGGCCGAGGCGATGAGCAATGCCGGAAATCCAGGCAGTGCCGCGCCGGGCGCGCCCACCATCATGGGCTCTCAGGCAGCGAGTCAGATCCCTGCTGACGGGTATCCAAAGGCGCCGCCTGCCCAACCCTACAACTTCTGGACGGACAGCGAAGCCGGGCGCAACCTCGGCAACGCAGCGCAGGCCGTCGCGCCGCTCGGCGGTCTCGCCGCCGCCACGAAAGTGCCGGGTACGGCCACCCGTGCGGCAGGGCTCGCTGACGCGGCGCTCGTCGGGCTGGCGACCGGGGTCAATGAGCAGCGCCAGCAAGCTGTGCCGCCTGCTCGCGGCACTATGCCAGCCTCCGCCCCTACCCCCGTCACCGCCGCCTCCACCCAGCCAATCACCTTCGCGCCCACGGACGGTCCGGAGCAGCCCTCGGGAGCGCGCACCAACGTCCTGCGCGTCGGCAACAGCTACAGTGGTCCGGAGGGCGTTGGCGGCAACATCTCCATCAACAACGCTGGACCCCGTGGCACCGTCAACATGATGGGCGGTCAACCCGGTGACGCCACCCCGGCGGAACGCCTGGCCCAGATCGAACGCGACACTCTTCATGCCCGGGAGATGAACGGCCTGCGCGCCCAGCTCATGGACCGTGGTGCCCCGCCCCCGGGCGTGACGATGTTCAGCGGCGAAACTCTCGGCAGTGCCCTGCGCAAGCAGTCCGACGCCCAGGGCTCGCTCAGCACGATCAACAACAGCGACATCGGTGCGAAAGACCGTGCCCTGCTGGCGCAGAACGAGCGCAACCAGAGCCTCCAGGCTGCGACGACGCGGCGCAGCCAGGACATTCAAGCCGAAACCCTGCGCCGCGATCAGGATTTCTCCCATGCCGACCGAGTGCTGAACGTGCAGACACAAGCCGCCACGAACCGCCGAGACCAAGACATGCGGCTTCAAGGACAGCTTTTGCCGAAGCAGATGGAGATCCAGATGGCGCAGCAGATGCGCCGTATCCACGGCGATCTGATGAAGGCCTCCGGCGGCGACTACGGCAAGGCTGCGCAACTGGCCAGCGCGTACGGGCTGGGCGACCACGCGAAGAACTTCATGGAGCTCGGTCAGGCCGAGCAGAAGTTCGGGTCGGAAAAACTCAATGCTGTGCGCGACATGTTCAAGGGCCAGTTTGCGAGCCCTGACAAGGACGGCAAGCTCGTACGCGACGAGTTGCTTGAGTCCCAGGCAGCGGCGATGGCCCTCGCGGCGAATCCCAGCTTCGCCAGCATGCCGCAGGATCAGCGCAACGAACTCGTCGGCAACATCGGTCGTCAGGTCAAGCAGCTGCAGAGCGCGAACATGAAGAACGGCGACATCTGGTCGTGGATGAAGCTCAAGAACGCGCCGTCGGCATACACGAGCATGCCGAGCCCGGAGGAACTGCGCGGTGCGACCTACGGCGACGCGGGATGGGGTGCGATCCTGCCCGGCGGAGCGAACCGCCTCGACCGCCAACTGCGCCTGAAGGATGGGCGAGAGTTCAACATCGATCCGAGCCTTGTCACCCAAGGCGACATTGCTCTCTGGGAAAAGTACGGCGCCAAGCCGCGATAAGGACTGACCATGGCCGATCTCCGCACCGCGCTCTACACCGGCAACGGCAACCTGTCTGCAGACCAGTTGGCGCGCATTGACGCCGCCGACATGGGCACCCTGCGCCGCTCCTACACCGGCGGCAGGATCACGAACGACATCAACCCGATGCTGGCCGACATCGCCTCCCTGGAGGCGGACGGCACGCCGGAGGCGCGGACCAAGGCCGCTGGACTACGCGATCAGGTCAGCGCGCTGGAGCAGCGCCGAGCGGCGTACGCTCCGGAGGTCGGGAAAGTCGAGAACATCAACGGCATCGGGTCCGGCCTGACCTGGGCCGGCGAACAAGTGGGGCAGGGCGTCGCGTCCATGCAGGACATGATGCTCACGGGCGCTGGCCTGACCGCCGCCGGAAGGGCTGTCGGTGCGATTCCGCATCCGATCGCGAGGGCCGCAGGGATGGCGCTGCAGGGCGGTGGCGTCCTGGCCCCGTACCTCATGAACCAGCGCCAGCTGGCTGGCGAGGCGTACGGGGACATGACGGAAGACTCGGCGCTCATGGCCCGGACCACGCCGCAACAGCGCTACGAGATGGCGCGGAACTACGGTGCCCTGGCAGCGATCCCGGACACGGCGCTCCCGGCGCTGGTCGGGCGGCAGCTGGCTGGCGCGGGGCTGCGCAAGGGCTTGTCGAAGATCGGCCCTGCCGCCATGACCGGGCTCGAGTTGCTGGGCGAGGGCACGACGGAACTCGGCCAGGAAGTGGGCAAGCAGTACGCCCTGGGCCAGTTGAACCCTGAGCGCGACACGAGCCAGGATGCCTCGGCGAATCTGAACTCTTTCCTCGGTGGCGCAGTGGGTGCAGGCCCATTCGCTGCGGCTGGTGCCTACGCCGATGCCGGCTACCGGCGCGTCGGCGACACAGCCGAGAAGATCGGCACGAAGGCTGGTCAGGTCGTTGATCTGGCGGGTCAGAAACTCGGCCCGATGGCCGAAGAAGTGGCGAAGAAAGGCCGCGGCTGGATCGGAACGGGCAAGGAAAAAGTCGACGCCGCCCTCGACTCGTTCAAAGGCGAAGACGGGCGGGTCGATCTGAGCAAGGTCGTGGCCGCAGGCAAAGAAACTGCCGGTGAAGTCCGCGACAGCGCCGCGCGCGCGGTGTTCGGGATCACGCCGCAGGAGCGGGATGTTCTCGAGCAGAACGTTCCGGAGGACATCCTCAACGACCAGGACCCCGCGAAGATGTCTGCGTGGCTTACGCAGAACGATCAGGCCCGCGCCGGCATGGTCACGGATCGTCTATCTTCCATCGACGATCCGCAGGCCGCGGACATTGTCAGCCGAATCGCCGCTGCGACGCAGGCACAGGACACCGGCGCGCAGCAGCTGGCCACCGACGAAGGGGCCAAGTACCTGCTCGATCGGGCCGAGGAAACCAAACTCGCCGGTCGTGCTGAACGCTTTGCCCAGACCGCCGGCTCCGTTGCGGCGACCGCTGGGAAAGGAGTCCTTGAGTTCGGCAAGGCCGTCGTGCGCGGCGCGAAGGAGGGTCTGTCGAAGAAAAACGCACAGGTCGAACCCTACGACGCGTGGCGCGCGCGGCGCGTCGCCGGCGAGTCGTCTGCGGAGCGCATCCAGCGCGAGGACTCTGCAGCCCAGGCCGGGAAGACGAAGCCTGCCCCGGTCGACGCGGCAGGGGCTGAGCGCAGCCGGCGCAGGGCTGAACTGTTCGGCGAAATCCTCGCCGCCCAGGCCAAGGACAAGGGCGTGCTGAGGGCGCACGGCACGCGGGCTCAGGAAGCCGCGCCGATGCTGATGCGGGAGATGGGCTACCAGCTGGCGGACCTCGCCGAGAGCTGGGGCCTGAACGAGGGCGGCACGAAGCCCTCCCGGGCGGCAGCGGGACGTCAGGCGTCGGGGCTCACGTATGCCCTCGACCGGGTCGCGAACAGCCTGCGGGTGGCGTTCGGGAAGGACGCTGAAGCGACGGTGAACGACCTCGAGTCTCTGATGCAGGAGCCGGGGGCGAAGCCGTTCTTCGACCACATGCGCGAGTCGATCGCTGCCGGCCGCACGCCAGCTGGCCGGGTGAAACTGGAGCAGGCCCGCAAGGACGTGGCGAACCAGATGATGAGTCTCCTGCCCGTCGAACAGGCGAAGGCGATCATCGCCAACGGCCAGCAGATGGATCTTCTGGAGCACATCGAGGACTTCGCGGACGGTCATGCCGCGCCGGCGCTGCGCCCTGCGCTCGAAGCCGCCGTCGGCAAGGAGAACCTCACCAAGATGGTCGACCTCGTGAATGGGGTGACCACGAGCAAGGACCGCGGCAACGAGGCGCTCCTGGAGGCGCGGGACGATGACACCACCGACTACGAGCTTCGGCAGGCCGAGAAGAAATCCGTCAAGGGCTCAGGACCGAAGATCTACGGCGTGTCGAAGTCTCCAGTGCTGCGCGACAACCCGTTCGCCCCGAACGAGCGCATGTCGAAGGAAGAGTTCCAGCGGTGGGCGAACGAAGAAGCCCAGCGCAAGAGCGAAGGCCTGCCGCCGCAGATCGAGCCTGAATTCAAGCGCCCGATGCTGTTCAAGACCGGCGACCCCCAACTCGACGCGCGCATCGCGCACATGGGCGAGAAGCTCGACTCGACCTACCACATCGCCCCGCGCTCGGCCTGGGAGGTGATGGACGACACGGACATGCCGCTGGCCCGCCGGCTGGCGACGTACCGCGACTACATGCGCGAGGATGGTCAGAACACCGGCATGATCCAGAAGGCGTTGATGGATGCGATGGATGGGCACGACTTCGGTGAGTGGGCGAACCCCGCCGGCGGAACGTCCGCCGAGCAGCAGCGGGGGAGCGGGATCAAGACGACGACCCCCGCCGCCCAGACAAAGTCCAAAGCCCGTCTCAGCGCCGGCCAGCGCAACGTCCTGTTCAATGAGATGCAGGCGTACTTCAGCGAACGCCACCTCGCCGTGGCTGAACAGATCGCCGACCGTGAACCGAGCCAGATCGGGCGCACTGAACTCCTGAGCATGGTGCGCGCGGGCAAGCGCGCGTTTGACCTTCACCGGATGAAGGACAACCCGGACGAGCATCTCGACCAGAGCAACCTGCTCATGTTCAAGTCGGAGATGGCCAACCAGAAGACCGGCGCTCCGGGCGTGATCTACATCCCGGTTCACCAGCTTGTGAAGTGGGTACAGGCCCAGCGCGAGCGCAGTGAGACGGTCGAAGTCAAGAAGGACGACGAGAAGGACAAGACCTACTCGAACCGGAACAAGAACGAGGCCTATCTGGCCGACGTCATGGAGGGCATCTCGATCATCCTGAACAGCGGGATGGTCGAGGATCAGCTGCCGGCCCGGGTGGAAGGTCTGCGCGAGGACGGCACGGCGAAGTACACGCGGTTCGCCGGGCAGAACATCCCGAAGAACCTGCGGCTGGCGACGATGACGTACGGCCAGATGATGTTCGGGCGGGAAAAGGCCGCGGCGAGACGCGCCGAGGAGGGCAAGACTGAGCTCAGCCCGCACCACAACGAGTACGGCAGCGCAAAGAACGAGGCCGACGATCTTCGCGACCCGAACAGCGCGTTCGTTGCGGAGCAGTCACCCGACAACGAAGGCGTCGATCCGTACGAGCTGTGGGGCGATCTGAAGCAGGTGAAGCGAGTCGCCGAGAGGACTGTGGACACTGGCATCGACCGCGGGCGCAGGCTCCGCATCGCCGTGGCTGAGTCCAGCAACAAAAAAGCGAAACAGTACGTCACCACCGACCCAGACGCGACCCCTCTCGACTTCTTCAGCGACACCGAGAAGCCCGCAGTTCCCGACGAGTTCGACGACCAGCAGTTCCGCACGAAGAATGGCGGTGAGTCCGCCTACTCGCCGCTGCCGGCCGAGAGCAAGATGAACGCCTGGAAGGACGCCGACAAGAATGCTGCTGCCCTGCTGAATAAGTTCCGCAAGTATGTGGAAACCAACGTCGGCGGCAAGATCGTCCGCACGCCGATCGAGAGCGACGTAGCCGGCGGGCTGACCGAGATCGAGCAGCGCCTGCGGGCAGCGAAGACGCCGTCGTACAGCCCGGACAAGTACGCCGCCGTCGGCGGTCTTCACTACGCCATCCCCCTGGCCCAGGTCCTGAATCCCGACGTGATCAGCACGATGGATATCGTCGATGCAGACGCTCAGCGCATCGTCGCCGCGCGCGCCGAGCTGGCCGGGCTGGTGCGGGATGCGAAGGGCTTCAGCGACGCACAGCGCGTGCGGCTGACCCGGGCGATGGCGCCGGCTGAGAGCGCCGCGCGGATCAATCTCGGGAACTACCGGAAGGCCCTCGAGAAGGCGATCAATGCCGCCCCGACCGAAGAGCAGATGACCGAAGTCCCGAAGGCTGCAGCCTCGAAGACCGAAGCCCCGAAGGCTGCAGCCTCGAAGGATGCCCTCGCCACCGCGATCACTCTCCGGCAGAACTACCTCGACAACCCGCCTGCGGACTACAGCGCCGACACTGTGCGCGGAATCATCAAGTGGGCCGAGCGCCAGGCTGAGCGCGTCGCGGCGGCTGCGAAGGAGCTCGACGGCAGCGAGGACTTCAAGCGCGTCGACGAAGTGAACGACCGGGCAATCGATCTGCGGGTCCTGATCAAGAGCGCGAAGGAGTCCCTGGCCCGGGATGAAGCCGCGCGCGCGGCAGACCCGACGCTGTTTGGCACTGACGCCGCCCCGGAGGTGGCGGCTCAACCCCCAAAGTCGAGCTCCGCGCCCGATGGGGCGGCTGACTGGAGCGGCAGAGGGCGCAAGCTCAACGCAATGGCCGCGGACATCCACCGCGATCTCGGTCGCGAAGGGTTCCCTGCCACGCACGACTCGCCCATCAAGCACGAGGGCAAGTTCGATTGGCGCGCGCATCAGGGCAAGGGCGAGGGGAACGCGGCGTTCGGCGCGGGGACGTACCTGTCGACGGCGGATGGGGTTCACCGGAGCTACAAGGAGCAGTTCACGGCGGCGGTTAGTGGGCGGTCCGGGGGGCTCGATGCTGCATATCGCATCACGTCTGGTTATGATGGGGAGCCCGAGATTATCGCCGCCGTTCAGGATTTGGGGAGGAAGGCACCTATCCAAAGCATGAGGGATGCAGCTGCAGAGGCCGTGCGTGAAAGCGTCGTAGACGACGAAGACGGCATTCGCTACTCGATCATCCAGCGCATTTTGTCAGGGAAAGTCGATAGCGAACTCCGCGCGATCGCCGATGCGGCTACGAACGAAAAGTCCCCCACCTACGAAGTCTCCGTGAACATCAAGCCCGAGCAGCTGCTGGATTGGGACGCGCCGCTGAGCGAGCAGAGTAAGCTCGTGAAGAAGGCCAAAGGAGACATTCTGAGCAAACTCTGGCGAGGGATGGGTGCGTTCGACGCTTCCTACGACCGCTATGTGGAGCAGATTGAAGACGGCGTCGCCCACGGCGCCACGGTGTACAACGCCCTGGCTGAGATGCTCGGCTCCCAGGCCAAGGCCTCTGACTACCTTCAGTCCCTCGGCATCCTGGGCCACAAGTACGCCGCCGCCGGCGGGAAGAACAACACCCACCCGAACTATGTGATCTACGACGACAGCAAGATCACTACGAACTACGTCCACTTCAACGCCCAAGACCGCTCCGGCAGCACCCGAGTCGCCTCTGACGCCGACATCGCCGAAGCCAAGGCCTACTTCCGCAAAGTCCTCGGCCCGCAGGTCAAGGTCCTGTTCAAGGAGATCACCGGGTGCTCCGGCGAATGGCTGGACGCCGAGAACACCGCCGTCATCAGCACCATGGCTGCCGCCGGTACGATGCAGACCGCCTACCACGAGGCCCTGCACGCGTTCTTCTCCAAGTATGTGAAGGGTGACCCCAAGGTCCTGCCCATCATGAAGGCCCTGGCCGAGAACGAGCGGATCCTTGAGCGGGTCAAGGCCCTGCTCCACGAGTACCCCGCTGCCCTGGCCCAGCTGGCCGACGGTGAGGAGCGTCTGGCCTACATTTATCAGTTCTGGGCGGCCGGGCTGCTCAAACTGGGCCCAGGGCCGGGGCGTACGTGGCTCCAGAAGCTCGGAAAGTTCTTCCGGGGTGTCCTGGGTATGGTCAGTGATTCCGAGCGCGCTGTGGACCTCCTGGAGGCCTTCCACGCGGGCAAGATGGCCGAGCCCAGCGCTGCCGGGCGGGTGATCGCGAAACTGACGGCCCAGCCGGTGACCGTGAAGGTCCGCCGGAAGCTCGACGGACTGTCCCAGCTTGTCGCTGCGGCGACACTTCCAGCTGAGTCGATCCTCCTGAACAGCCCGAGCGCCGCCGTCAGGGACCTGGGGCGGAAATTCTTCAGCAACCCGGGCGACGAGGAAGCCGGCAAGTACCCGGAGGGCTACCTCAACGCCCGCAAGCGGGAGTCCATCAAGTACCACGGCGTGTTTGCGCGGGCCGTGGCTGGGCTGGACAGCAGCGACCTGAAGGAAGTCGCCAAGTACCTCCAGCAGGGCACCGACCCAGCCAACATCCCGTACAAGCCCCACGCCGATGCCGTGAAGGGCGTGCGCGAGGCCCTGGACCGGTTCTACACGTACATGAAGGACGAAAAGGGCCTGAGCGTCGGCTACATCGAGCGGTACTACCCGGTCATCTGGAGCACGGACATCCTTCATGACAAGAAGGACGAGTTCATCAAGATGCTCACCGACAACTACGGTGACATCCTGGCCAAGGGCGTGGCATCGTCGAAGGGCAACCTTGACGAGGCGGGTGTCGCCGAGCGCATCTGGGCGGCGCTGATCCGCAACGGTGGCGGCGACAACAAGATCGCCCCCGCCCGTAGCGACGGCGTTCTGGTGCCGTACTTCGAAAGTGGTGAGCACCGGGTCCTGAACTGGATCAAGCCCGAGCACCGCGAGCCGTTCCTGCAGAAGGACCTGATCGGACAGATCAGCAAATACTTCCACGAAGGCGCGCGCAAGGCCGAGTACCAGAGCCGGTTCGGTGAGCACGGCGAGAAACTGTCCGAGCTTCTCGACCCAACGACGGAAGCATTCGACGAACTCCGGTGGGCTGACGCGAACAAAGACGGTCCGCCACCTGGGCTGCTGGACGTCGAGTACGTCACCAAACCCGGCCAGAAGACCCTGATCATCGCGACATTCGCCGGCACCGCTGAAACGGAGCTCATGGCCGAGGCCGACAAAATGGTCGCCCGGGGTGAACTGAAGAACACCACCGCAGCGAAGAAGTGGGTGGCCCGGCAGATGCGCGACGTCCGTCAGGCCGTAGGCGCGATGGAGGGTACCCTGGGCAAGGACATCCCCGAGGGCTGGCGGAAGTTCAACAGCTGGATGACTGTCTACCAGAACGTGCGCCTGCTGCCGCTGGCCCTTTTCAGCAGCATCGTCGACCCGCTGGGGATGGTGGCGCGCGGGGCTGAGCTCAAGGACGCCTACGCGGCGTTCCTGGCCGGCATGAAGGAAGTTGTGCGCGCCTGGGGCAACGAGTTCAGGGATGAGCCAAAGGCCAGCGGCCTGGACCCGAAATGGACCCGGTTGGCCGAGGCGGTGGGAGCCACTGAGGCTGAGCTCTTTGCCCACCATGTGTCCGAGGAGTTCTCGTCGGACTACATGGTGCACGGCGCGAAGACGATCAACGACAAGATGTTCATCCTGAACGGGATGGAGGCGTGGAACCGGGCGATGCGCATCGCCGGCACGAAGGCCGCGGTGGAGTTCATCGTGAAGCACAAGGGCCTGCCTGACAAGATCCACAGCGCGCGCTGGCTGCAGGAGCTTGGACTGAAGCCTGAAGACATCGTGCTCAATGCTGACGGCGAGCTCGTGACAGACCGGCACGAACTGGCACGGCTGAAGAACATCCCACTGGAGCAGGCGACGAAGGAGATGCAGCGCACCCACTGGGCGATCAACCGGTGGGTGGAGGGTGCGATCCTGACGCCGAACGCGGCACAGCGCCCGTCGTGGAGCAGTGACCCGCGCTGGGGCATCTTCTTCCACCTGAAGCAGTTCACGTACAGCTTCCACTACACGCTGATGAAGCGGGCCGTGAAGGAACTTGAGTATGGGAACCTGGCCCCGATCGGTGCGTTTGCGTGGTACATCCCCGTCATGCTGGCGAGTGACATCACTCGCGGGCTGATTCAGGGCGGTGGCGAACTGCCGGCGTACATGAAGGGGTGGGACGTGGGCGACCACCTTATCAACGCCACACAGCGCTCGGGGTTCCTGTCCATCGGACAGATCGGCGTGGACGCGGTTGCAGACCCGGCCAGCCTGGGCGGGCCAGCGATCGAGCAGATGATCGACGCGATGCGCGACCCGCTGGAGCACTCGACCATCAAGGCTCTGCCGCTGCAGCCGATTTTCAGGAACGCGGCACTGAACTGATCGCGCCCCATACGTGGTGACCCACAAAAAGAAAAGGCCCCGCAGGGCCCTGGAGATTCATCGACGGTCAGATCATGCCGGGAGAGCGCGAGACTTGGACCCGGTGTGGTTCTTGATCCAGCGGTAGACACCGTGGGACACGATCATGATGCCGGCGGCAGCGCGCAGGGCGCGGTAGGCGGTACGGATGACGCGGGCGATGAGGAAGAAGAGACTCATTTGGTGGATTCACTTTCTAGTTGGACAGTGGTCGAGCCCCAGGACTCGGATGTGATGACGAGTACATAGCCCTGTGACTCGTCGGTGGGATCGATGATGTAGCGCGATACGATCTGGCCGGCGTTATCCATCGCGATGCGATTTTTCTGAAGCTGTTTTGCGCCGACGACACCATGATCACTGACAGCATGGCGGGCGATCAGATCGAGTGGTGTACGGCCGAGGCGCTCACGGGCTGCGTCGGTGATATGTAGGTTGCCGAGGAGGAAGTTTGAGTACATGTACTTATGCTCTCGCGTCTATTACTGAGCTCTAACGGAGATTGATTGCTCATGATCTGCAGCTACTTTTATGGGTTTGTTTCGCCAATTCTTCAGCGACGAAGCCTGGTGCGTAGCCGTGCTCTATCAGCCTCTTTTGTACGGATGCTGAATGGCGCTCCCACGTAGCGCGAATCTCTCGCTTTACCTCCTCTGTTTTCCCGCCGCTTCCAGTGCACAAATGCTTGATCCAGGCCCAGTAGTGCTCATCGCAGCGATACCCATTGCAAGCGTGCAGCGGGACGCCATACTCGTTTAGCTGATTGAGGTCTCTCATGATTTACACGGCCGTGGCCGATCCTTACTGTCTGAAAGCGCGCAGTCGACCGCGCCACGTTTTTTGGCTTTGTTCACGTCGGCGATATGTAGGTCGTCGAGGAGGAAGTTCGAGTACATGTACTTACGCTCTCGCGTCTATTACTAAACTCTATTTACCTCTATCTACTTAATACTCTAATACTTACTATTTTTCCAAACTAAAGTTTAGTAGTGTAAGAATGTAAGAGTGTAAGTAGATAGAGATTAGATATTACGGCGCATAGATAGTCCGCCAGCTGCTGCGCGATCAGATCGGGTGATGCGGCGGCGCAATCAAAGATGAATGATGGGCTCATAAGCCCCCTCCTGAGAGTGAGTGAACCATACGCAGGTATTGATTGAGGCGGTTGCACATGCCAATGACTTCGTCAACTTCGTCGGCGAAGCCAATATAGAGTATGGCATCGGACTGGAAGCGCTCTCTGTGCACGGCTCGAAGTTCGGCGCCCGGTATCAGCAAGTCATTTACGAAAAACCGCCGGTACTCTGTGATCGGTCGTTTCAGTTTCGCCAAGTCACGTTCAAGTGCCATGGCGTCGAGAACGTTCGCACTGCTCCTGGGCTCTGAGGTCATATCTGTGTCCTTCACACGGCAGGATCCGTCACGTCGTTCAATCGTCGTCGAAAGAAGATGGTCTGGGCCTTCTTCGCCCCCGACCCATGTGCCGGAAACCCGATGATAGCCTTGCGGTGCGGCACCGCACAGACGCCACAAGTCGCGCAGTCGACGTGATCGTGGAGCACGGCCGGGCACACGCTGACATAATTCCCAGCCGGCGTGCGCAAAGGCTTCGTGGCGTCCGCAGGCAAGACGGTGACAACAGGCCCAACACCCAGGGCCACGAGTTCGTCAGCATGCTCCAGGCTATTTGCCGACAGGTTCATGGTGAACCCGCCATCGTTCATGCTGCGGATCACCTTGCCGTTGATGCGTGGATCGTAGTGGGTGTATCCAAAGCCACGACGGCCGGCGTTGGCCTCGATCAATTTCCGGACGGCCTTGGTGTCGATACGCCGGCCGTCACCTGGCAGATCCCCAGCTTGAGCCCAGCGCCACAACTGATGACGCGGAAACTTCTTGATTGAGGCGCAGAGCTCTTCCAGGGTGCCGCCGCGCGCGCCGGAGTCGACCGCGCGCCAGTGAAGCGCGAGCGGACCAGACTCTGCGTAGCAACCGCTGCCCTTAAGCGGGCAGTCGACGGGGCACGTTGAGGAAGAAGTAGTAGTGACTGGGATTGGCCCGGTCTTCGCGTTACGACCCACGCGAGTGAGGTGATAGGTATGTTTGGACATAACACCCAAAACAAAAGCCGCACAAGGCGGCTTTGTCGGATGCTTGTCCTACATCAGTCAGGTCTCGGGCAGTTCGGTGGGACGCGCACGACATCCCACACAGCTTCGTACTTTGATCGGCCCACCCCATGAGGAACTCTGTTCCACCGGTCGATGTAGGCGTCGGGCATCGAATTTTTTAGGCTTCTCCAGATGCTGTCGCGGTGGACGCCGAGAGCTTGAGACAGCTCGGCTGTGGTGGCGCCTTCTTCAAGCGACAACAAATGCGCTCGTACGGCCTTGACAGTGGATTTGAACATTCTTATCCCTTCCTGATTGCATCGGTGTAAACCCAGTGGCAGATTAAGCACTTGCTTAACCATCACGGCTGCGGACTGGTAGCGGATTTGATGTCCTCTTTCGCCGCCTTTTAGAAGCGGCGTATCAATCGGCATGCGTGGTGATTGATGGTGGCCGGTGCTGATCTCCGGCTTTACGGTTCCTCGATTCCCGAACCAGATCAGGTCTGCTGCCGTGGCCACGGCCTGCCCGATGGAGCGCATCAGCCTGCGCGTTCACCATCATCTAGACAGGCCGGTGCTGATCTCCGGCTTGCCGATTTGGATCGCGTTCTTCCCCACTTAGCCGTGCACTAGCATAGGGGTACAACGTCGGCTATTCCATTAGCGCATCAGCCTGCGCATTCCGCCTAGATGATGGTCATCCGATATGTCCGCATGGCCCGCGTCGGATGAAGCGCAGGGTGTATATGAAACAGTTGGACGTAGTCTAAGCGGTTCAAATCCGCTTGGCAATGGATTTTGTTCGCTTGCTGATCGACAGCAGCGCGGCGGCTTCGGTGGCGGTTAGCATTACTGCGCCTTCACTTTCAGCTTGCACTCAAACACCTTGTCGCCAACGTAAAACGCACCGAGGCGTTCGCAATCGCGGGCGATGGTAGAGGGGGCTGAGGCGTAGCCAAGCACCGAGCCGATGGAAAAAATAAGAGCGGCAGAAAGAAAAGCAACTATTGAGTCCATCACCCCCCTCCCTTCCTGATTGCATCCGCGCAGCAAAATTGCGGGAATGTCGATGGACTGATGCCGGCCTTATGGCAGGTGTTTATATAGTGTGTCTGAGCAACGACAGCGCACCACTCCCGCTCGGCTGCGATGTTGGCATCCATCGCCGCCCGGTCATACAGCGGCTCCCAGCCTTCGCCGGGCGTGTAGCCTTCCATCGGCTTGATGACGCTCTCGCTGTCTCTATACTTGTAGAGAACGGGTTTCATGCTGCACCTCCTTCCGCCTCAGTGTCCTGTGGGATCGGGCCGTACCAGCGTGCGCCAGTCTGCCTCCAAACCATATAATTAATTTCACCGAACATCATTGCCCGCTGGTTGATTGAGTTAAGCCAAAAACCAGCGCATACTGGTTCGTCATGCCATGCGGGGGTGGGTGGGTGCAGGTAAAGGGGCTTCCAGTTTCGCTGATAAGCGTCCATCCACGACCCAGCGTTTTTGCGCGCACCGATTGGGAAGACATTCCCAAACTCATCCATCCAAGCAACTGGCTCAACCTGCTCCGGCTTCGCCAGTTCGGAGCGGATGGCACCCTCTAAATCCTCCTTGCCTGTCGTGTTTGCAACAATGACTTCAAGCGCCTGCTCCAGCAGGGCGCGGGTGTTATCTGTGGTCACGGTGCTCCTTCAATCAGAATACACAGGAGCGCAAGGACTATGATCACAAGGACAGCTATCCAAGACTTATTTGTCATTCTGCGCCCCCTTTCGCCTTGGCGATGGCTGCTTCCATTTCAAATACACGGTACTCAGACCACTGTGATTCAGGGTACTCGCTCTTGATTTCGGATGAGACGTATATCAACAGAGCCAGCAACTCGTCACGCTGGGCTTTTAGATCGGCCACCTCTGGCGCGTCGTGCCATGTGTGGGTGGGCGGCTTCGCCAGTTCGGTGCGGAGTTCTTCGAGCGCCGAATCAATCTGGCCCATTGCTTCGTCGTCACTGTCGTTTGTGGCATCAGGGTAGGTATCCCCATACCACAGAAGGCCATTTTTCGCGGCTTCTAAAGCATCAAGCGCCTGCTCCAGCAGGGCGCGAATGTTGTCAGTCATCCCGCCCTCACTTTCGTCCCTTGCAACACAGCCATATCAGCAGCTTGATCGTGCGCGATTTCGATTTCGCCGGGGCTAAGTTTGCGGAACGTGACCCATTGGCCATCAGCGCCTTTGGTGTAGAGCCAGCCGTAGTCCTTGGCTCTTGCGTCAAGCTGGGCCGCGCAGTCCGGGTTTACTTGAAGCAGCGTCAGCCCGTTTGGCAACTGGTTGAATGGGTTGGTGTGATAGGTCATGCTGCACCGCCTTCCTTGGTGCTGTGAAAGGCTTCAGCAGATTCCACGCCATCTAGAAAACTTTGACGGCTTAACCGATTCCTTTCGGAATTTGCCACTAACCACAGTGCGTTTTTTTGTGCGTCTGACATTGGCTTGCGCTCAGCCACCTCGGGCGCGTCGTGCCATGCTGGGGTGGGCGGCTTCGCCAGTTCGGCGCGCAGCCGATCAACCTCGTTTTGCAGCGCCGCCTCACGCCTGCACGCCAGTTGATACGCCTTGAAACTTTCGCAGGCGTCGTAGGGATTTGGCTGCTCTGGCGCAGTTGCCGGCGCTTTAGGGGCGGCAGACAGCAAGTCCTGCACCAGCATTCGCAGTACGTTTTCAGGGTTCCTTGATGTGCTTGTCGTGATGGCGGAATATCCGTTCGGAGCGACTACGCGGATCGTCTTGAACAGATCATCTTTTGCGTCCACGCGCCAACCTTCAGGGAGGCTGGAGACTGGCGCAGTTGCTGGCGCTGCCAGTGCGGCTTCCACTTCCTCGATAAGCTCGCGCAAGTCCTCGTTGCGCTGCATCACAGAACTGATTCGGTCGGCATGATCTTGATTGGTTTCATTCCGCTTGCGCCTGTCACACTCGTTTTCAACAAGCCGACGATCATTCAGGTATCGAAGCGCCTGCTCCAGCAGGGCGCGGTCAATGGTGATGGTGGTCACGGTGTTCCATCCAATTTACTTACGACCCACGACGTGACAATCATCGTCGTGACGAACACGAAGACGCACCACATCGTCCAGCCGATGAACTCGACAGCCCGGTCAATTCCACTGCGCATGTCGGCGTGCGGGCTCGACCCGTCCGAGTTCTCGGTCACGAGATTGCCGCAGTCACAGCACCACGGGTGCCGACCCTGATTGCATGATCCAGTTCCTTCGCAGGTCATGATTCCTCCCTTTCCAGGCGTTCGTCCATGTCACGGTCAGCGCGATCGTTCAGGCGCTCTTCAGCCCAGGCATCGACCGCGTCCTCGATCTCGTCGGACTCATAGCCACGATCCTCCATCGTGCGGCGGATGAAACGCTCAGTTGGCATAGCTACCTTCCTTCCAGTGCAGTCCGAACACACTTGGGAAAAACTCTCCCTGGTCCGTCCAGACGCGCCCTGTGCTGCTCGGCTTATGCGGTGGCGTTCCGCCTTGGAGCGTGTGCGCCTCCCCTCGAAAATCGAGGACCGTCATGCCCTCATCAACATCCTGACCAGCAGCGGTCACAAGGCGCCAGTTGTCTTTCGCGATCATTTGTGGCTGTCCTCCATTAGTTTTTTGAACACGAGTGCGTCTTCCTTTTGCGCAAAGTCGGCAACCCAAGTTTCTAAGCCGCACTTCGTAGTCTCGTAGAGAGTCCAGCAGTCAGCTTTGCTTTCCAGACAATGGATATAAATTCCGTCTATGTTGGCGCGGGATCGCACTTCATAGGTGAAGACCGGCCCCACCCACTCAGTCCACCTACGGTCAAGTTCGGCGACGTACTCGTCATTGGTTGGCAAGCCGTCAAGCTCGTAAAGCCACGCACCCATCGGCTCCGCGAACTCGTAGGCATACACGCCAGGGCACCCAGTATCTGCGTGACCTCGATCCAGAAACCACTGCTCCTGAATCTCTGCAAGAGAGGCGATTTCAGCCATCGTCTCAACCTGCCCGCCGTCGGACAACATGCATTTGCCGGGCGTTTTCTTCTCAGCTTCTGTATAGCCCTTAGCCAAATAGATGGCGGTCATGGCAACTTCAGTTACATCAGGTGTCATGGTTCTTCTCCTATGGATTCAAGCCAATCCCGCGCCGCCGACTCAGCCGCGAGCATTCTCTCCGAAGGCTTTTACATCGGAGCTTGGGTAGTTAGGCAGGGTCATCGGGCACCTCCACGTGAACTCCAGGCTTCACCTCCTGGAAGTAATCCAAGGCGTCCTGCACCGTTGAATGCAGCTGTGACAGCTCCGACTCTTCCGAAGGGAAGACGGATTGGTAAAAGTCGCCGGTCCGTTCAACGCAGTAGACCTCTGAGGCAAGCTCATCGGGCACCTCCACGAATTCTCCCAGCTTGGACGACACGTAGCAGCGGGCCTTGGCGATTAGCTCGGTTTCGCCCATTACCTCTTGGTGATCGTCACCGTCAGTGACCCACGCGCCCCAATTAGGC